CTGTTCCACCATGGAATGTGTCAACTGGTGCTGCTTGCTGCTCTGTATGGAAAGTAGTTAATACTTCATCAAGTTTTGCAGATAGATCTTCACTGACAGTTTCTTCAGCAGGAGTAATTATATCAACTAATTTGGTATCAATTATCAGAGGACTGTCAACTAAGGTTGAAGTAATAGCTTGAACACTTGCTGCCTGATTACTAATAACATCAATACTGGTAAAGATTACGCTCAGTCCTAAAGACTGCTCTAAATTCATTCTGGCATTGATTAGAGAAACTCCAATATCAGTTTCTTCTAGAACATCATAACGTCTGGCAACAACAACTTTTGGTGCTTTTGTATATCCAGACCCACTTTCGATTAGTTCTACACTAATAACCTGACCTTTACTGACAAGGACCTGTGCCCTGGCTCCACCACCTTCTCCATTTTCAGGAATAAAATTGATTACTGGTGGGGTATAATATTGATAAGCAGTCGGTTGTGTAATAGGATCATAACTACGTTGATTCCATTCAAGATTTTTAATTTTTCCAGTCGGAATTTTATCACCATTTCCATCGATAATAAAGTTGCCATTTCCATCAACTTGATATTCTAGTATAGCAACAATACTAAGACCTTCGCCTCTTGTTATTCCATTATATGCTTGAACTTCAACTTGACCAAAATAACTATTTGATACTTGCTGTTGATTTCTTTGTTCTTTACTTGTTAGTTTTGATGGGAGTTCTTTAATTTTTCTGAACTTATCTTCACCCTCAACTTTTATTAGACTATTGTTTGAAAGACTTATAAATGGATTTTTATATACTTTTCTCCAATAAGTACCACGCCAGTTTTGATCTATTCCTCTAAGAACAGATCTGCCATCATTATCAGTTTCATATACAATTGAAGAACCAGATGAATTTAATCCAACAATGGTATTAATTTCATACTTTCTTGCTATAGAGAAATATACATCTCTTCCCTGAATTAAATCACACTTATAACCAAACACTTTTAAACTTAGAGTTGATCCAGAAACTGTTGGATCACTAACTTGTCCAATTACATTATATGTTCCATCATCGTTAATTTGATAGGCATGAATTGGAGATCCTCTTCTAATACCCATCCATCTATTTCCTAAGAAATCGGAAAGACCTGACGTAATTTCTAAATTAATAACACCATTTAAGTAATATAGATCTGTATTGAAATCAAACAAATTCAGAACTTGTCCAACATCTCTACCATAAAGGTATCTCATGTCAACTTTCATCTGTTCTGTAATTGGAAATTTGAAGAATATATTGGGACCAGATACTGTATACGAATCAATGTTTTTCTGGAGAACCCCATCAATAAACACTAATAAGTAATCTGGTTCTTCAACATTAACAACTGTAAGATCTTCTAAATCAAGAATTAAGAATGGTCCTGTTCGGACATTATTAACCAAATTCTTATCTAGAGTCATTCTCTTATAATTTCCAACCCCAATACCAACAACTTTCTCAACAGCTGTTGCTTCCCCTAATGTTCTGGCACCAGCATATTGATCCCAAATAGGAGCAATATCAAATTTAAGTTTGTTTGGAATTACTGTTCTATCGATATAATATGAATCATCTCCTGGATAATTTGCATTATACTTAGTCTCTTGTAATACAGCATTAATTGATAGTAATAGATTCTCATCTTGTTCTGTAACAACAGAACTTCCATCTTCCCAATATAATTCAAACTCTTTGGTTTCGCCGTCAATATAATCAGGAAGAGTTTTAGTAACTTCTAATTTGTTTAAAACATCGTCTAGGTTATTGTAAAGAGAATTAACAGATGAAATTACATCATTACATTCTTGTGATGGAAGTAATGGATCTGGCAATATATTATAGTTTGAATATGTAAGAGTAGCAGACCAATATCCAGGTTTGTTTGAATTGATGTTCACAATTTCTACTACACCTGTTCCTTTAGCAATGATATCTTTTACGATATCAATCATAGTAGTAATTGTAGATTCAACATCGGCACATACAGGGAATTCTGAGTCTGCAAATACTGTATTATCTGCGTAGGGAGCAATACTAGTAAAAGTTCCACTTGTCAATGTATTCCGCATTGCCAGTATCATGAGATCTCTTAACCTCTCCCATGCTGCAACTGCGGCGGTAACTTCTAATCCAGTCAGATAAGTTAATTCTTCTCCATATGGATATCCGCGATTTGTGTAGTATAGTTGAGCAAATTCAACAATTTTAGCATTTCCACCAAATCTTAAGTGATAAACAATATCATCAATTAAAAATCCTAGATCTCTAGCACACTTTGCTTTGTCTGATACAGGTAGAGCATAGTTAGCATATACAAATTCACTTACCTCTTCCTGTAAATATTCTTTGTTGTTGGCAATTAGGGTTGAAGCATCATAGTAAGTTCCATTATTAATTCCACTGAAGAAGAAAGTTGCGCTATCAGTAGAAGCAAATGATAAAGGTACTTGTAAAATATCATTTGGATTTACTGAATAATCATCACCTGGTTGAACAGCACCAATACTAGATCCTAAAACTTCACTTCCAGAAGAAGATCCACTAAGGAAAGTGGTAGATGAAGATGCTCCACCGGCACCACCAGAGTTTGCTAGTGCTGGTTTTGATAAAGTTACTTGTGTTATGCTATCAATAGAAACAACAATTGTATCTGGACTATATGCTCTACCTGCACTAATCGTCATGCCGATAGCAATATTATTGGTATTGCTAACTGTGACTTCTTTAGAACCTTGAATGAAAACTACAGACTCTTCAACATAATCCCAATTTCGGATTGCCAAATTTGCTAGATTTGTAGCATATTTGAAAATTGATAAAGATTCTGCTGAATTGTTCTTGATATACTCTGAACTGGTAGCAAAAATATTTGCATAGTCTACGAGTTTGCTGTTTCCACCAAATCGAATATCATGTTGGTAGGCATCAAGAATGTAACCAATATCAATGGTATAATCATCTAATTTTGTACTCCAATCCAATGAACTGTAGTATTGCTTACCATAACCAATTGATTCCTCAATAATAAATTTCTTATTTCTATCAATTTGATTGGCAGCATCAATCCATGTTCCACTGCGCTGGAAAATATTTCTTAATTTTCTAAGATAACGAGTATTATACTGACTATCCTTAAAGTAGAAATTTCTTCCAACAAATTTTGTTCCTTTGTATTGAGATGTATCACCAACATTATTTCCTGTTAATTTATTTCCAGGACCTAAAGGAGGTGCGCTAAAAATAATATTATCTCCACTTACAGTATATGCAACTCCTGGTTCTTGTAAAATACCATCAAGAGTAACAATCAAACTTTCTACATTAACTGGAGTAAATGGTACTCCTGTATCGTCTAGTACCTGGAAAGATGTTGTTCCTTGTAACCTACCATCTGTATCAAAATACCCATCAAATGGAGCACTAAGAGTGAATGAGAAAGCACGAGTTTCATTAAAATTAAATTCTGAGGTAGCAGCAGAACCTTGACCATTACGTATTCTTGTGTTTTTAACAGTTTGAATAGTTTGAGTTGTTACTTGCTTTGTGCTTTCAACAGTAATCTTATTTTTATTTGGATCCCATAGTTGAATAATTGAGAAAGTGTCTGCCTTTTTTTCACCAGCAACTGGCATTTCAGATTGAGCAGTTGTTTCAATGTCAACTTGCCCAAATAATTTAAATCCAGCAGGGTGTGTGGTGGATTTGATTAAATCTCTCCACTGTTCAATAGAAGTTTTTGATTTGACAACGTAAGAGTAGTCTTGGTAAAAGAAACTATCAGTTAATTTTTGATTTGCTGCTCCAAGTCTTCCTTTATCTGAAGTATAGTAACCTAAGTTATCATACGAACCTTTAGTTGTTGTGCTGAATGTTGTAATAAATGCTTTCTTGACTATGCCAGAAGCACCAGATATGTAACCATCTACAGAAACATTTTCTCTAATAATACCAACAACTTTTTCAATTTTGATTAAATTTGATCCTTGTCTGTATTCAGAAACTATTGCTCTAGAAACTTCAACTCCATCAATTGTTTGAGTTAAAATTTCTCCTTTCTGATACACTCCATTGAAATTTTTCAATGCCAAAGTATACTTTGAAGTTACTGCTGATGATACAGTTTTATCTAAATGATAACCAGCTCCATTGTTTATGATCCTCACACTTTGAGGAATTCCAATACTTTCACTTTCAGCATACAAACTTACTGCAGATTCAATAATTATAATCTCAGGAGCATATGTGTAACCAACACCGGGATTTTTAACGGTAATTGAGAATAACTTACCATCACGTTGAATTACGTTAAAATCCGCACCGGTTCCATCAGAATTTGTAATAATAACTTTAGGATTTACGTAATTTGATCCAACGATATCGATATTGACACCAGTAATAATATTAGTAAATGTATCAAATAAAACTGTTGCCGATCCTCTATATGGTTCTGAAGGATCGCAACCTAAAATCAATGGAACTTTTTTGTAGTTTTGTCCTAAATTTATTACCTTAACACTGTTGATTTCACCAATAGCAAATTGACCACTAGTGGTATATGAAACAGATCCAGAACCATCCCAAAGAGGAGTACTTAAAACATCGTATACAAAACGATTTCTTGTAACATAGTTAAGTGTCTTTGTTCCTTGTAACGGATCATTGATAACTTGTAAATATGCTCCCTCTGAATTTACAATATTATTTTTGTCAAAATAATAGAAATTAAGGAAATCTGTTCCTACTTTAGTATCATAGTTATTTTGCTCTAAAGCAGGACCAAATCCAAATTTAACTGTTGTTGATGACCCAGAATTACCAGGTAAAATTGTAGTAGCAAGTTTTTCTGTAGTTAATAAATTATAACTCTTACTTGGACTCATATCAAAATATGTTCCAATCAGAGAAGAATGTGAAGTATCAAATACGTAATTATAAAACTCTTGTATATTAATATTTGGATTTGGTGTAAATGTAGTATTGTCTTCAGAAAATTCAAATTTAAAATCAATATCTCCAACAGAAACAATAGATATTAATCTTTGCTGACTGCTTTCATCAAAAAACGATGTGCTTAATGTTATTGCTTCTGCTTCTCTCTTGTCAATACTATAATCAAATACAATAGTAGCATTCTGAGTATCTAAATCATAAGATTGAATATACCCACTGCCATTAGCAGAAGTAATTTTAAAATTATTTGAAAAATTATATCTTGGTTTGTATAAAGAAAGAGACGCTTTATTATAATGATCTACCGCAGTAGTTCCTTCTCTAGATCGAATTACTGTTAATGTATTATTATTGATAGCAGAAATTTCTACGATCTCAGATCCAATGCTTACTAAATCTCCTGTGGCAAATCCTTTTGAGGTTTTAACTTCAATGGTAGTGGAGTTAAATGAGACACCTGCATGATCAACATATAATGCTAATCTAGAAGAACTTAAAGATGCTCCTGATCTTTGTAGTTGATCATCATCTACACCAAGATAATCTCCTCTTTGGTAATCAACACCACCATTTGTAATAGTGATACTATTAACGACTCCAGCATCAGATACTATAATGTCCGCAATAGCACCAGAACCAGAACCTCCTGTAATTGGAATATCGGTATATGTTCCTGCTGTATAATCTGCTCCACCATTTAAATTGGTAAATCTTCCAATACCATTAAAATTAATTGTTGTTGTATTGGACGGTGGTGTAAATGTTACTTGCTGATATAATCTTTTTCTGATATAATATGTTTTAGTTTTGGTAGCATCATCTGGAAATATGTTAATATCAACAGAGTCTCCAATTGCTAATCCATGATCTTCTGTAGTTTCTATTAAGACAACACTTTGATTTACTTCAAATGGTTCTAAGTTATCACTCAAAGAAACTAATGTAACAATTTTAGATCCAGATGTGTTGAAAAGATTATCTGACTGAAGGTAGTAATTGTCATCAACAATCCACACACCAGACAATACTTTGATGGTAACTGTATTCTGCCTACTAGTTCCTTCTAAAATTTCGGCAGTAGCAATAGGTGCGTTGACACCATCAGTTAAACTTAATATAGCACCTTTCGTGTAATTGCTATCTTGGTCTATAGTAAGAATAAAAGTTTTGATATCAGCAGAAAAAGTTCCGGTGTTATTAAAAGTTCCTATAACATTTTTAAGTACAATCAAGTTATCGTTGGTAACAGTTCCTACGATTGAACCAGATGCTCCACTTGCCGGTTGTCTTAATGTATCATCTACAAACAAGAAAGCATTTTGAATAGTTGTTAATTTTACAACTTTGTCTTCTTTACTTTGTAAGTAATTAACTCCTTTTCCTTTAACAGATGATACTAATGCATTAACATCTCTTCCCTCGGTTCCAATATTATTAAAGTATAGTTGTGAATTAACAGAGAAATTACTAGAAGAATTGTCAATAACGACGTTATCTACAGTTCCTGATCGTACTTCGGAAATAGTAGCTACTAATCCATCACCATTACCCAACATTCCAGGAGTAAAAAATCTTTTAGCATCTTTGGGAATATCGTTTTGATTAATTTTAGTAGTGTAATTACTATCTACTGGTAGAGAATAGAATTTGTCTCCTAAAACATATGGAAACTGTGGTACTTGACTACTATTAATAGTAATAAAATAAGCATATGTTCCATCAGGAAAATCTGGAGTGATGCAAAAACGACCGTTGTTCTCATCCAAAGATCCACTTTTATGAGAATAAACATAGTCATTGATAAAGGATCCTAATGGATACTCTACCGGTGAAGGTCCATCTTGCCTACTTCCAGACAAAGAATAACTAGAAGTCATTCTTACAATTGAAGAAATTTGATCTAGTGGATTCTCGTATCCAAATGGACCATAGATTGGGTTGCCATCATAAGCAAATCCCAAAATGGGAGAATGTGTTTTGTTTGTTGGTTCTGTATCTGCAGAATTTAAATTGTCGTTTAATTGAATTCTGAGTGCTTTTGGGTTAGCAACTTGACCATATCCATATTCAAGAACATTGTTTATGTTTTCAAATACATAACCATATTGTTTGTCTAAATTTGATTCTAAACTGACATAACGATTTTTATTCCACTCTTTTAACAATGGTGTTACTTCAGCACCAGATCCAACAGAAACAATTTCTACTTGAATATTTTGTTGAGTATATAATGAACCACCAGCAATTTTAGTAAATTCTACAATAGATCCGTCCCTATCAATTACTGTATTATATTCGGCAAATCTTCCTTTGCCAACACGATCAGTAATTCTTACAATAGGTGGTGTGGAATAAAATTTGCCAGGATTTTCAACGATTATACTAGTTACTTCTCCACCGGTTACAACTGCTCTAGCAACACCGTCTCTTCCAGAAGTAATCTCTACTTCAGGAGTAACTGGGAATGTGATGTCAGTATCAACAATGATACTATCAACAACTCTACCAACCATCTGTGCCCTTGCTCTTCCGGCAAGACCATCAACTACAACAAATGGAGGATTTACATATCCACGTCCTCTATTATCTACACGAATTTCTTCCAGTTTTCCAAAACGTAGACTTTCAGAATCTTTATATCCATAAATGGGAACACCATTTAATAAGATACCAACATCTCTTTTTTGTGTTTTATAAACTTCTGTTGTTGCTACAGGAGTTTTTCTAAGGATTCTAAGTATTTTTTGATCCTGGACAGGTTGTGTAACAATAGGACCGTCAAAAATGTTATGCGAAGGATAACTAGACGATGTGATATAGTAATACTGATCATCTGCAAAAATAGCAGACACATTATTAGAAATACCAGCAAGAGATTGTTCTACTGGTGTATTAGTACTCGATGTTACTGATGTTCCTGTATCCTTGATCCATCTAAGTTGATTGGTTCCGGTTAGAACAATTCTGGGGTCTGCTGTTTTAAAACCGGGTTCTGATACTTGTACAGCATCACCTGTGAATGAATACGGTTGAGAAACATCGGGCAAAGCATCATAAACAACACCCAAGGTTAGTAATGTAACATCAGAACCTTCAATTGTAACCGGTTTGTATACAAACTCACCTTGAGAATGCTCTACAGATAAACTTCTTTCGCTAATAATAAACTGAGTTACTGTCTTATCAGAAAACTTGATAATTTCATCACCAATTAAAATTTCTCCAATAGAACTCCACCCCATGGTAGAAAATACATTAACTCTATCGCCAACCCCAAAAGATGGTGCTATGCTACTTTCTAATTTTGTTTTTGTTGAAATTTGAAATTCGCCATTGACGGTTTCGGGAGCAACAACAATATTCCAGATTACTTCACCATCAATCGTACCTTGAGCAATAACGTTATCTACAGTAGCAGATGCATATCCATAATCATCTGTTGGAGACTGTACTATTTTCTTGCCAATTAGGTCTTTTGGATTTCCTGATACTACCTTTACCTTAAGAGCGTATACATTAATCCAATCAGATTCTGAGGATTTGTATGTAAATTCTCTTGGGTGATATACTTCTGGTTTGTTCTCTACATCATCTGATATAATAGTATTAAAAATAAATTTAATAGAATCATCAGTTCCTTTTGCTTTGTAGAACTTCTGAATATTTTTAATCAGAGTTCTCTTATCTACTTCCCCTCTAAGATACTTTTCAGGGAATGAACCAAGGTATTGGTTTTCAAAATTTCTTACAAAAGCATATAAGAATAGATTACTAATATTATATACTTCAGCACCTGCTAAATGCTCTGCTGCTGTTGTACTAGAAAAATTGGAAGAGTTGTATAGATCTCCTAACTTGGTATTTCCACTTACTCCTCTGGAGCATTTCTGTAATTGACTATCAGTGCGACTTTCGTAGAAAATAATTTCGTCATCAATTCTTACATACCCATTTTTCTCTGGAAAAGACTGAGCATCTACAAGATCAATAGTTGTATCACTAATACTAATATCAGAAGTAACAGTATCTTTTTGATTAAGTAAGTTTTTTTCGTAATAATCAATGTCGGCATACTTTTGGATGTTACTTAAAACATCTAAAGGACCACCTTGTACTTCCTGTGCTTCATAATACTTCTCTACAAACTTACCAAACAGTTCATATTCAGAAGAAATGAATTCTGGAAGTTGGGACTCAATTAGAGTAGAAATTCTCTTAGTCTTTACAGAAGGCATTTACTTTACTCTTTGTATGCAGTGAACGATGAATTGGCAACGTCAACGTCAAGGTATACCTCACGGAGTGCCTTGATATCATTAAGAAGTGGTTTTACTCTAACAGAAATGCGGTTGTCGAAGAATGATCCTTTTATGATAGTAAGAGCATACATTTTCAACTCACCTTTTTCATAATCAATATCTCCAACATTACTGTCTAGAACAACTTTTTCGCCGGTTACGCTATCTATTCTATATAGGACAATTTTGCTATCCCTATCTTCCAAATATACATCAAACGTAGGGTATTCTGTTACCCTAAAACCAGTTGATGACAGGGTAGGTTCTTCGCAATCTTTATCAAAAGCATTTTGAAAACATACTTCATAATAGAAAGTAGAATTGAGACTAGGATAAAAATCCTTCCTCATAGTTACTTCTGTTAAATTTGAATTGATTGCTGGGTCTGCATCATCAATAACGCTGACTAACTTACTAAATCTAAACTTGCCATTAAATTTTTCTATATCGGATACATCAAGATATGATTGTACGGAACCAATTACTTTGTCTCTGATTTGTGGTGGTTTTAAATCTGTTGATTCACCATTGTAAAAAATCTTGGAAGTTAACTCAACAAATAAAATTGATGGGTCTACAATAACGGGTCTAACAGAAGCAACCATATACTTCTTTAGATCTGAAATAATTTCTTGTTTTGTCAATGACGATAGAAAAGATGCGTCAGTTGGTTTCAATACAATAAAAACTTTACCATACTCAGGTGGATCTTGATCTTCGCCACCAAAAATAATAATATCACTTACTGATGGATATACTTTACGAATGATAGCAGAGTAATCTTGAGCAGTTACAGCACGATCCTGTGTGCCATACATTTTTGGAGCATTTGTCTTGATATTCTTAATAGACTCTTTTTCTTCTCCACCAGAAGAAGATACTACATTAGTAATAATAGTACTAAAAGAGTTTGGTGATGCACCATTTTGATTTTCAATAACACCAGAAAACACAAATGTTCTAACACCATTAGACTCTGGTCCTGATGTTGTGATGTAAGATAC